ATTACTGGTCCAGGAGGTGGTGGTGCACAGGCTTCTGCAGAAGCTACTGTTTCTCCAGGTGGTATTAAAATTAATAACCAGAATGACTATCTACAAAACTTTGTTGGTGGTGCTGGTTTAGTTGGTGAGTGGGCAGCAAAATTTCCAGGCTCACTAGGTAACTCATTAAAAGTTTCTATTTCTGACTCTGTTGGTTTCTCTTCATGGACATATGCAGGAGAGTTTGATGGTGTTCCAGGAACTTCAACTTACGGTACTTCTGTAGGTGTTACTGGTGACGAACTACACGTTATTGTTATTGACGAAGATGGTTCATGGACTGGCACTCGTGGTGCTGTTCTAGAAAAATTCTCTTACTTATCAAAAGCATCTGACTCACGTAAGTCTGATGGTACAAACAACTATTACAAAGACGTAATTAACTCACAATCTAAGTACATCTGGTGGATGGATCACCCAGCTACTGGAGCAGGTCATGCAATTGGCTCTGCAGCTGCAGGTAAGACTGGTGCATATGCAAACTTTGCTGCTCCAATCACTCGCTCTTTAGATAAGGGTGCAGATTCTACTTCTGTTAACGATGGTAACCTAACTACTGCATACAATATTTTTGCAAATGATGAACTATACGACATTAGTTTGATCGTTATGGGTAAAGCATCTGCAGCAGTAGCTAACGATGTATTCTCTAACGTTGTAGACAAGCGTCTAGATTGCGTTATGTTTGTATCACCACAAGACGTAGCCACTGGTGAAATTATCCAAGGCACTGGTTCTGATGCAACTAGCAAAATGATTGCTTATCGTAATGCACTACCATCAACTTCATACGCTGTTATGGATTCTGGTTATAAGTATCAATACGATCGCTACAACGACAAGTATCGTTATATCCCATTAAATGGTGACGTTGCTGGTCTATGTGCTCGTACTGATTACACTAATGATCCATGGTTCTCTCCAGGTGGTTTAAATCGTGGTCAGATTAAAAACGTTGTTAAGTTAGCTGTTAATTTGTCTAAAACAGATCGTGATGCATTGTACAAGTTTAACATTAATCCTGTTGTTACATTCCCAGGACAAGGTACAGTATTGTTCGGTGATAAGACTCTATTGGCTAAGCCTTCTGCGTTTGATCGTATCAACGTGCGTCGTCTGTTTATCGTTCTTGAGAAATCAATTGCGACTGCAGCTAAGTTCCAGTTGTTTGAATTCAACGATGGTTTCACTCGTGCCCAGTTTAAGAACTTGGTAGAGCCATTCCTACGTGATGTTCAGGGTCGTCGTGGTATTACTGATTTCGTTGTTAAGTGCGATGAAGCCAACAACACTGGTGAAGTTATTGATCGTAACGAATTTGTTGCTGATATCTTCATTAAACCAAATCGTTCTATCAACTTTATCACTCTAAACTTCGTTGCTGCTCGTTCTGCGATTAACTTCTCAGAAATCGGTGCGTAATCTAGGATAAATAGAAAGAATACAAGGAGAATTAAATGGCAAATATTAGCGACTTCAAAGCGCAAATGATCGGTGGCGGTGCTCGCCCGAATCAGTTCCGTGTTGAATTAGTATTTCCTAGCTACGTACCATTAGGTGTTGTGGCTGGGCAACGTGCACAGTTTTTATGTAAGGCAGCGCAACTACCAGCATCCACTATCGAAACATTACCTGTTTTGTATCGTGGTCGTACTCTTAACTTTGCTGGAGAGCGTTCGTTCCAACCATGGAATGTGACAATTTACAATGATACTACATTCAATATTCGTAATGCATTAGAACAGTGGCAGTCTGGTATCCAGAACTACTCATCTTCTGATGGACGTACTAATCCACGTGACTATCAGGTTGACTTAAACGTCCACCAGTTAGATCGCAATGGTGCAATTATCAAATCTTATAAATTTGTTGATGCTTTCCCAACTGCTATTTCTGCAATCGGTCTTGATTATGACCAACAGAATGCTATTGAACAGTTTGATGTAGAATTTACATACAACTTCTTCACAAGCAATAGCACTGAAGGTGGTAGTCAACTTGGTGTTAATGTTTCTATTGACACTCCAATTGGTAGTTTCCCGCTTCCAGTTTAATTTTTTTAGGTTAACAATTTAATTATGCAATTATTTGGCTTTGAAATTAAGCGTAAGACAGAACAGGACTTGCCGAGTGTAGTAACTCCAAGTTCTGTTGCTGACGGATCTACTGTAGTAAACACTGGTGTAAATGCTGGTGGTTACTATGGTATGGTCATGGATCTTGAAGGTGTCATCAAAAACGAAAACGATCTTATTCGTCGTTATCGTGAAGTGTCGCAGTATAGCGACTGTGATGGTGCGATTGAAGATATTGTTAATGAAGCAATTATTGCGGATGAACAGAAAAAAGCTGTTGAGATTGTTCTCGATGAAGTTAAAGTATCAGAACCGATTAAGAAAAAGATTCGTGAAGAATTCGGTAATGTTTTAGATCTTCTAAAGTTTGAGGAAAGAGCGCATGAGACTTTCCGAACTTGGTATATTGATGGTCGATTATATTACCAAATTCTTATTAATTCAGATAATGTTAAAGACGGTATCGTAGAACTACGTTACATTGATCCTCGTAAGATCCGTCGTATTAAAAATATTAAAAAAGAAAAGCAAGCAGCCACTGGTGTTGAGGTTGTAAAAGAGATCGAAGAATACTATCTTTACAATGATAAAGGTATTACTGAGCAAACAACACAGGGTGTTAAACTTTCATTAGATTCAGTTGTCTATGTTCCATCAGGATACGTAGACCAAAACTCTGGTATGATGATGTCTTATTTACATAAGGCGATTAAACCAGTAAATCAGTTAAAGATGATCGAAGACGCATTGGTCATCTATCGTATTAGCCGTGCACCTGAACGCAGAATTTTTTACGTTGATGTGGGTAATTTACCTAAGTTGAAAGCAGAACAGTACGTTACGGACATTATGAATAAGTTCCGTAATAAGATTGTTTATGATGCAACAACTGGTGAAACCAGAGATGATCGTCGTCATCTATCAATGATGGAAGATTTCTGGATGCCACGTCGTGAGGGTGGTAAAGGTACTGAAATCACTACACTTCCAGGTGGACAAAACCTTGGTGAGATTCAGGATATCGAATACTTTCAACAAAAACTTTATCATTCATTGAATGTTCCTATTAGTCGCCTGCAACAACAGCAAGGATTCTCGATTGGTCGTTCAACAGAGATTAGTCGTGATGAAGTTAAGTTTAATAAGTTTATTGTTAGACTACGTAAGAAATTTAACATGTTGTTTGCAAGTGCATTGCGTGTACAACTTGTTGCAAAGAATATTATCAAACCAGAAGAATGGGATGATATTGCATCTAAGATTAAGTATGATTATCTAGAAGACAATCATTACTCTGAATTAAAAGATGCAGAGATTTTAGGACAGCGTGTTCAGATTCTTCAACAACTTGATCCATACGTAGGTAAATATTACTCACAAGCATGGATCCGTAAAAATGTTTTACGTCTTGATGACGAAGATATTGAGCAGATTGAAAAAGAGATCGAAGAAGAAAAAGAAGATCGTCTTGAAGATGCTGAACAAGTTGGTACGTTGGCTGGTGTTACTCAAGCTGCACAACAGAATTATTTGCAACAAAATGCTCCACAAGCACAAGAAGCACCTGCTGATGGACAAGCACCACAAGATACACAGAGTGCTGCAGCACCAGCTACACAAGATGAACAGGCACCAACTGGTTGGCCAAATTAATAGGAGAATGACATGAGTGAAACTACATACAATTTAATTCAAGCAATGGCTAACGGAGATGCGTTAGAAACTGAACAGGCTTTCGGTGCTGCAATGGCGGAGAAGCTAGCAGTTAAACTAGACGACATGCGTACTGGTATTGCACAAAACATGTTTAATGCTCAAGAGCCAGTTGTTGAACAAGAATCCGAGGAAACTGATAATGTCTGATCTAATCAATCAAACTTTAATAGCTTTAGAAAATACAGATAAAACATCTAATATTTTTACACAAAATTTAGATGAAGCTGCCGAAGACGAAACAACTAGCATGCTAAAAGCTATAGCTAAAAAACATAGAGGTATGAAACACTCTTATGATGCTAAAAATAAAGTTCATGTTCTTCATGGACATGCAAGAGGTGACGAAATCACAAATTACATTGAAGTAAAACATGCTGGCGACGGTACTCATCACTACTACCATTCCAGTGATGGAAATTATGAAGTTCATAAAAAGAATCTAGGTAAAGAAGACCTACATAAGCAAATCTCAAAAGCATGGAAACGTGGTGATGTGGACGATTCTACTCCAAGCGGAAAAGATTAATGTTCTACTCAGAATTTTCTAAATCTCTAAAGAAATCTAACGTAGTCGAAAGCGTTAGGTCTTATCTTCAGTTAATTGAAAAGACTGAAGAAGGTAAAATTTTAGTTAATGGTTTAGACACAGAATTTAAAAGTATTGAAGAAGCAAGACAATACATTAAACAAGACTACATTTCACATCAACTAGAAGAACAAGTTTCAAAACAAACATACGAAGAACTATCTGAACATACTGTCGCTACTATTATTAAAGAATATCACGATATCAAAGTTACAGATACATTAATCGAAAATTATATTCAACTTGCTTCTTCTAACATGTTTAGTGTGGATCCCGTAGTTCAAGATATTCGTTCATTGAATAAACTTGATAGACTTGTCGAGGGTAAACTTCATTACGTATTAAAAGACGACACAATTGTAGCAATTAGTGAGCATACTCAAAGTCGCCTAAATAACTTATTACAGAACCAAACAGAAATTATCGAGTATATGAGAGAGTCAAAAGAGAACTTCTTTCATGTGCTTGAACAAATAGAGGAATAAAGATGCCAGTAACTAAAACAAT